TCTCCATCAGCTGTTGGGGCTTGATGCAAGTAGTTTCCGCTTGCAGAATCAAATACAATATCGTAGGCTTCAGAGGCATCAAAGAATACATCAGGAGCCGCATCAACAGGTTCAGTTTCAAATGTTACCAAAGTAGTTGCTCTTTGAACAACAATGTTTGCGTCTATTTTTATTTCTCTTGTGCTCAGCCCACCACATGCTGGTTTTTTGGTTTTAATAAGTAAACCAAGTTTTGAGGCAGGATCTCCAGCCACATCTTGTCCCCATGCAAATGTTACAGAGTTATCACCCAAAGGGGTGCCGTCATTATTTACACAAGGTATATTAAAACCATAACTGTAAAGTTGAGTTAAATACGAAGTTTGCACACTACCATCTCCACTTGCCGATATAGCTCCTGGTTGGGCTAATGCTGGACTGATATTATCACCATTCCACCATCTACGTGCATCTGTATAATCTTGCGATGCGGTAAACTCTTGTTCCCATCTCCATTCAAACTCCTCACATCTTCTACCTCTACCTCGTCTATGAACGCGTATGTTAATAATTATTTTACTTCCTGCTGGTATAGTATAATTATTTGTTGCACCTGTAGCTGGATCAGTAGTAAAGAAGGGATAATTAACTTGCGCTCGACAGCGACTCGTATTTGAACTGGACCTGCTAACTGTACCAGCCTCTACCACAGAGTCATCTGGAATTTCAACTCTGAAATTGCTTGGCTTTATTTGCATATACAATCCAGCTAATTGTTGAGTTGAACCTGTTACACCACCTGCTGTCGTTGTGACTGGTTCATTACTTATAAAATTTCTACCTTCAGCCTCAACAGCTAATACCTTAGTTTTTACAACACGCGTAAGCGGACCAGTGGTGTCAGTTTTAACAATTAATATGTCACCCGTTTTTACTTTATTTTGATTGTCTCCTTCAAGTTTGAAATAGGTTACTTGAGTAGTTGGATCTGTGTATTGAAAATTTGAAAATATAGTTTCATAATTAGCCTTACTTGGTTTGACTACAAACTTGTATTTAGTTGCAAATGAAGGAGCAAAATTATTTAAAACCACTTTTATCTTATTAGCACTTGTACTGTTTGCTGGCGGTACACTAACCGTATTGAAATCAGATGTTAATACCGTTGATGCTCTACCGAACTTATCCATGTATACAATACCTGTAGCAAAATCTCTGTTACTATGTAGAGACTCTAAATCATCATCAGAAGTAAATTGAACACCACCAGTTACAATTCTAAAATATTCGTAATAATCTGTTTGTGGCACTAATGGTGGACCTGCACTTCCTGCGCTTACATATTTGAAAGCAGGTATCTGTAAACTAATAATATTGCTTCCAGCTGTTGCAGTAATTCTAAACGGTTGTTGAACAGTTTGATCATCTATACCACTTAGTGTTTTTGTAAATGTACAATCCTCACTCGGTGCAACTATAGCAGCATTAAATTTATCTGTTAACGATGTTCCTTGATCTGCTGTAGCTATAGGTTCAAAATTTGTATTCAATACAGTACCAATCATGTTGGCAAACTCAGTGCTTTGAGAAAATGAAAACACTGATGTATAATCTTGTTGTAGTGTACAAAAAAATGAAAGACTTATTTCATCTTGTTTAAAAGTGTTGTTAGCTAAAAAACAATCAGTGTTAGAAGTTCCTGAACGAGTTGAATGTTCAAATTCTAAATCAAAACTTACTACACTATTTTTTTTCAACTTATCTGCTATTTCAGATAAATCATATTGTATCACCGCATTAGTAGCGGTTATGGTATTGTTGGGATCTATTGTGTAGGCAGTTCCATTTGCTAACTGCGGATCTACTAATTCTTGCTGTAGTATACTTTTACTTACTAACTCCGTAGTATAATCCATAGCTATATCTTGTCCTGCCGCATTTGTAATATTATAACCATCAGTATAGTTTCCAAAAATTAAACGATTACCCATAATAGTTAGAGCCTGAGCTTTTTTAGGTACGTTATCGTATAGTCTTAATAATTCATCTTGTCCTAATACAGAATAAATTTTTGAGTTTGTAAACAAAAAAGTTTGTATGTCGTTATCAGCAAACCCGTTTTCAGATTTATCAAATCGCTCTATTACATATATACTATTAGTAGAAGAGTCTTTAAATAATAAATCAATTTCTTGCACACGACTATCTCCAGTTCCAAATGATACATTAACAGCATTAAATCTGTTAAGCATCCCTTCATTATCAAAGTTTTTTACACTAAACTTAAAAGCGGCTGGTTTAAATGCTGGATTACTAAAAAGAGAAGTTGCGCTATATTCATTATTTTTATATCTGTACCTATATGCAAATGATAAAAATCGATCCTCGATATAATTTTCTGAACCAGGCAAACTTAATAATTCAAAGGTCGGAGCTGGTAATGGTGTATATCCTGTAACGCTCGCTTCAAAACCAGGGATCTGGACTATTACATTTAAATCTATATCTAATGTATTGTCCGTAGTAGTTCCCGAAGTAGGAAAGGGATAGTTCTGCGTTACATTAATTTTACGTGGAGGATTTAAGCCATCAGTAAAAAACAAAAGATCTTCAATTTTTTCTACTCCAGTTACTAAAAATGATGGATCAAAATTTAAAGTATTATAAGTTACAACATGGTATCTTAATGCACTGGTGTTCGCATTATATGAAACTATCAAATCCAAACTAAGTTTTACTCCAGTGTATTCAGGATCGTGAACAAACCAATAGATTGTTTCTTCAGCTCCATCTTCATAAGCGCCTATACATCTTGCCTTGTTGCTTAACACAACTCCATCAAACTCTAATGTAGTCAACTGAAGATTACCCTTTGAATTTTCAACAGCACCAATTTCTGTAGTTTCAGTAGAACCCAGTCGCACGTTCATAGCGTCTACATACTCACCAGGAGGTAGTAGTCGCTCGTCCACGGACTTATTCATTCGTCCAGCTATAAAATTAGTAGTTACTATAGGCATATTACTTTATCAGTTTATTCTGACCTCTTAAATTCATTAAAAGCCTGCCAGGATGTATGTTACTTAATCGTATTTTAGCGTTTCTTAATAATGAAGCTTTATCTTTTCTCGCTCTGTTTACAATATATTCTTGTGCTCCTAATCTATTATTTAAAATAGAATATTTAATAAACGCATATATATAATCTTCAAATAATTTATTTACACTAATTTTAGAATCATCACCACCTTCCATACCATCAGAAACATATTCTAATACTATGGATGAATAATCTCCCAGTGAACTGAAATTAATAACACCTGCTTTTTTATCTATTTTAAAAGTAGGGTTTATGTTAGCTGTTTCAGTATTCAAACCAAATCTTGCTCCGATTGCATATTCAAAATACCAGCAACCATCTAAACACACACCTGGTTGATTATGGAAAACACTATTACTATTTAAATATATACCAGCTTTTCCTCTACTTAAATCCACCTGAGAATCTTGTGGACTCAGTGCATTACCATCTTGATCAAAAAGTATATTACTGTTGTTGTCTTGAAGATAAGCAGAGCTCCAGTTTGTTTGTATGTTTTCAGTCAAAGGATATAAAACACCATTTCTAAATTGTGATATTCTTACCCAATTAACATAATCGTAGGGTAAAATAAATCTAAGATTTGCACCAACATCTAATTGCAATATTTTAATTTCTTTCATTGCATCGTAGTTCAACTCTTGTATACCACGTTTTGCGTAAAACAAAATTTGAAAACGATTTACGTTATTTATCAATTCATGATTGCCTTGATACATTAACATAAAATTGTTTACTATATCCTGTAATGAAACATACTGGTATGAACCCCAGTTTTCATCTTCAGGTGCGTTGCCGCTGTTGGCGTAATATTGATATTGATTTATATATGTCATCTTAGCTTGTTTCTTGTGTATCTAAATTTTCTTCTGTTGCTCCAAATTGATAAACCTCACCCTCTCTAATCTCAACACCTATGTATTGTAGAATCTTTGCAACCAAATTTGGTTCATCCGAGGCAGGTAGTTCAAAGTTTTGATAAAGCGGATCAGCAGGATTAAATATCGGATCATTACCAGAAGTGTTCAAATATGTCCACTGTGGCGGTAAAGGGTATCTAATATACTGCGCTTGTATTGCTCCACCTTGAGTTATGGTGCTTGGATAAACCGTTATGGTATTACCCACAAACGAGTTAGGCCCTGCAGCTACATTAGAGCTCGCGCCTCCTAAAACGTAAGCGGGATATTGGGTTGTAGGATAAGTTAGTTTGGAACTTGTTAAATAAAATATTTTATTTTGATTTACTCTTTCTACTTCCGTAATGTTATATTGATTGTAAATACTGTATGTCTCACCAACCGCCATTATATCAGCACTTATCGTTAAAACAGTATCACTTACTATAGCTGTTATATAAGCTGATGTGTTGTCTGTCGTATTAGTTATTAAATCACCAACTGCTACAGTCGATGTAAATAATTGAGTTGAATCTATTAATTGATTTGCATTCGTAAGAGTGGTTGTCCCACTAACTTTTAAAGTTGGATAGTAAAATAATTTATTGATCAAATAATAATCAGCAGGTAAATTATAGTTATTGTTCAAATTAGCATTAGGCTGTGCTAAATATGCAGTTGTTGAAAAAGTATCTATAACTTCTTCCAAACCTTTTACTATATCTGCATAACCTTGTCCTGATGATCTTGCATTTTCTCTATTTATCCAATTATTGTATTGATAAAAATAATCTTCAAATATATCCATTTGTGCTTGTAAACAGTACAAGTTAAAATCTTGTGGAGATATGTAGCCATAATTGTTTTTGTTGGCTACAGCCATAACTGTATTTCTAACTGAGTTTATCATTCGTAAATCTTTTCACAAAGATAACAAAAAAAAAGAGGCCTAATTTTTTAAGCCTCTTTCTCACTTACGTTAAGTAATGTCTATTAAGCCCACGCTTCTTGTAGTTGCGCCACACTTGTTAGAGCATATTTTGGCTCAAGAACATAGAATGGTTTTGTCCATGCAGTTGAAAGTGCATCCTCAATAGCATTTACAATACTATTAGCCTGCTCTTTTGTTTTAGCTGCATCAGAAGCTGTAGTAGCTGTTAATCTTACACCTAACACTTCTGCCGCTCCCGTTGCAGTATGGCCAGCAAGGTTGAATAGAATATCAACTTGAGTGTCTGAGCCTACTTCCACAGTAATGATCGAGTGTATAGGTATTAGATAAAAAACATCACTAATTTCAATTTTTAAATATTTTAACATAATAAAAAAATTAAAGGGTTAAACATTTATTTAAGCTACAAAGATACGTATATTTAATTATCTTTCTTTAGCCTTTTTTTAAGAAGCTTGTATGTTTCCAAACCATCATCATCTTGAAAGTATGAAGCCACTATGTAATAGTGATCTTCACCAAATGGCACTGATAATAATTTTCTTTTGTTTTTTGGTAAGTTAAAGAAAACATCTTTACCATTGTTTTTCAAAATTAACCAAGTGTTTGTAAAAAACTGAACTACATCACCGTAAAGATCTAATTGTGGATCTTGTACAGTTTCAATAAATTCCTCTGGTGCTTGCTTCGCATACAACATGACATCTCTTCTTAGTTCTGCAGTTGTCATATTGTCTGCCGCTGCACCCATAAGAACTCTACATACTGTAAGTAGCTTATCTCCTTTCAAATCTTTAGCCATAATCTGAGCTTCCAATCCTTGTTCTACATACGCAAGCTCAGCAGCTGCATCTCTTTCTCTATTTATTTCTTCAAACACTTTTCCGTTTGATGGATGATAATAAAGAAATTTTTGTAAAGTTTGGTTAGACTTCTGTACTTGTAACATTCCATCCTCAAACACTATTGGTTCAAGAACAGCATTACCGTCTTGCTCATCTTCAAAAGGTGACTTTTGGTTTCTCGCATAACGTAAAGGCCTGTTAATTCCTTTATCTTCATCGAACCATAATAAGGGTGATCTTGATGTGTGGCGTGAAGCTAACATGTATGTTAGCGGTGCCGTATCGCCTAATAGTCTATAGGCTTTGTGGGTATATTTTTCTTTTTTTTTCATTGTATTTAATTTTAATTTAATTTATAAAAAATATCAGGGGAGTAATGTAACTCCCCTAATATTAGTTTTTACTTCTTATGCACTTTGGAATAAGAAGAAGTTGTTTGCGCCTAATACACAAACTGCTCTTTCAGTTAAGAAATTAACTTCCATCGCGTCTAAAGATGAAGTTCTTGCTCCACCAGCAGAACCAGTGATCCAAGTTTTATATCTTCTATCTTCAGCTTCTGAAGCTCTATATCTTACGTGTAAGAAAGGTCTCTTAGCGTTTTTACCTAAGATTTGATCGTAAACAGAAGTTGAACCTGCTGGTACTAATAGACCATTGATTGCTCCTGCTACTAATCCACCTCTCATTGTAGGATCATTTAGATACTTCCAATCAGACTTATAGAAGTCATAACCTCTTCTAAATCCAGAGAATCCAAGATTTAAAGCCATTTCTTCGTCATTATCAAATAGACCATAAGATGTACCACCACCTCCATAAGAGTTTTGTGTTGATAACATATCGTCAATATCAAATGAGAATTGTCTATTTACAAAGATTACGTTTTCTTCGATAGCTCCTTGCTTGTCTAATCTTTGAATAATAGAATCAAAGTCTGCTAATGATGTTGGGTTTCCACCACCATATACATTACCTCTGTTTCCTACTTCAAAGAATACACCTTTAGAACCACTTAATCCAGCAACAGATGCACCAGCACCAGTTCCTTGTAAGAAGTCTCCTGCACCAGAAGCTGCTTCAGCTGGAACAGCTTCAATCATTGCTGTTTCCATGTAATCCTCAAATCTTAATCTTGTATCATGCTCAGACTTTAGATACCATAAGTAACCACTTACACCATCTTCTCCGCTTACTTCAACCCAACCAATTTGAGCCATATCAGATCCAGATACTGAATATTTATCTTTAATGATAATTGGTTTATTATCAAAAAATAAATCATCAGAATCTAATGATCCAACCATACCTTCAGTTCCTTTTGCAAATTCAGAACCGTAGATAAATACGTCACAAGCAACACCTGCTGCAACAGCCTGACCAGCCGCTTCATAATAAGCAACTGTAAATGTGTTAGGATTAGCATTTGTAGGTCCAGACGTTACAATCGCTTTGTTTGTAAGGTTAGAACCAGGAGTGTTGTCCGAGATGAATACAGTTTGTCCTACTCTCAATACATTCTTCGCATCTTTAGATGTGTTAGGGTTAGCTAACGCAGGATTGAAGTTTGTAAGGTTGTTAGGAATTGTCCAAACCGCACCAGAGTCTACACCTGCAGCAGCTGCTGATGTACACGCTTTATATTTAATATGCAATCTTCCTTGCTCTGCCCATTTAATAAGGTCAGAGTTAGAAGGCATTTCTGCTCCTACCATACGTAGGAATGAACTAATACTTCTATTACCATATCTTTCAAATTCTTTCTCGTAAGTATCTGGTAGATACTGATTCAAGAAATCAAAATCTTTGATATAATTCGTTTCAACAGGAACCTGTTGAGCTGAAGGTTGTAAATCG